CTGTTGATGCGGACGTTCTTGCCGTCCTGCATCGTCTCTATCCTGAGATGGTCAGCCGCAGCTGCCTTCAACCGAAGGGTACTCCCATCCAACTCAAGCAGGGCAGCACCGCCAGCAGGAGCCGCACTGGGCAGGTTCTTGTTCTGAATTATTTGGTAAGGCATTGTCTACCTCTTTCCTCCTCTTCTGATTACCTTAAGTCAACTGGGCAACACCCTGGGACAACTCGTTGTCAATCCCAGGAGCAGCCAGAGAGACCAGTGGCTCAAGGAAAGCCTGGTTAACAGGGACCACAGGAGAACCTCCACTGGAGGCCACTGTGTTCAGCCTGACCTTGGTTGTGGTCACTGTGCTGCTAAGGGTTGGCTTAGGAACAAAGACGACACGGGAAATCTCGATGTCGTCATCATTCTCGTCGAGGCTAGGGAACTGGCCAATGTGGAACCAGTTTGAGCCACCATCAATGGAGGCCTGAATTGCCACATCAACCACAGGGGTTCCTGTGCAGGTCCCTAGCAGCATACTGACAAGGGCATAGAAGCCCCCCTCAGTGTCTATTACTGAACCCTTAACGCCAGTGCCCGCCATGGCAGTCGCGCCGGATATGAATTGTAGGTTTACGTCCCTCGCCATGTTCTATGCTCCTTCAGTTTCTGCTACGCGTTCCTTTTGTTCTGGTGTGGCAATTACCGTCTGACTGCCATCAGCTAGGATGTCCTCAGCGTCTCGGTCCTTCTCCAGCTTGTAGCCTTCCAGTACCCACCCATGAGTAGGGTGGAACCAGTCCCAATGTTTAACTTTGGCTTCCTGTAGAGTAAGGGCCACTGGACGATGTTTAATCCAGGTGTCACCTTCTGGTGAAACCCTGTCAACATCTCTCCACAACTGACCATCCTTCTCATAAACGTCAGGCGGTAACTCAGCCATTGCATACCTCCTATTGTGTTGGCCTACTGGTCGAGGATTCCGTACAGCCTCGCTGCGGCCCTGGGATGCTTAAGGACTAGGCCAGTGTACCACTCGATTCGACCCAGGTGGTAGGGACCAGCCTCAACCTCACCAAAGTCTTTGACTGTGGGAAGGCTCTTGCTCTGGATACCGTGCAGATAGTCAGACCCCATGCGGGTACAGTAGATACTGGCAGTGTCCGAGGCGCCATCGCCAGGGTCCTCATCGTAGCCAAAGAAGGACGTACCATCGTCCTCTCTACGCACGACACGGATTGGAGTACCTGCATAGGCTAGCTGCTGCTTGCCAAAGGCATCCTGGGTGAAACTGATAAGGCCAGAACCAGTAACGGCCCTAACCAGGGTGGTGACTTTGCGCCTCATAGTAGGAGACATCCAGAGGGTCTTGTCCATGCCATCACCAAGGACAGCGTCCAGGAGTTCGTCTATTAGAGCCAGGGTTAGGGTAGCTCCACCTGCACCCATCAGGATTTTCTGGTTGCCGGTTAAACGCTTGCGAAGGCCATCGAACTGGAAGGCGTCCACAGCAGTATCGCCCTCAAAAAAGACTTCTGAGAAGACGATACCAGCTTGGCGAGCCTTCATCCGGTACTTCTCAGCCTTGATGTTGAGCAGGTTGGACATCACTTCGACCTCGAAGTTGTCTACCTTGACCTCGCCACCAAGGATGACTAGAGGTTCGAACAGGGGATTGATGACACCTGCATCAGGCGTGTAGGTTCCACCCACACCACGCCATGACATAGTGCCCAGGCTAGTCTCACGATGATACCGAAAGGCTGGCCCATTGATTGTTTTCTGCGGCAGCACCTCCAGAACTGGAGAGGCCTCGACGATGATTTTCGCCACCGACCTCTCTAGCTCGTCCTGGCTATGCTTTGCCGCTTCAAGCAAAGTTATGTCAGCCACGGTCTACTTTCCTCCTCTGTTAGGTTTTACACTAAGAGCACTTTCCAATAGGACGCCGCTGTCGGTCTTAATCAGGTCAGGAGTAGGTCCTTCCCTGCGCCCTGAGATAAGAGCAGGCCTCTCACCATCTATCTCGGCCAGGTGCTCCTCCTTGTAGGCCTCCCACGTCTCATCCTTGAGTTTCTCAGCCATCGCTGTGGCTTCGTGGGTGACTACAGCCTGGAACACGGCCTTCTTCCACTCCTTGATACCCTCGGTCTTGAGATGCGTAAAGTGCTCAGGCTTCAGGCTTTCCTTTACCTCGTCTGTAAGCTCTGAATCCTCTAGCAAACTCCTAATCGAGGCCACCTCGGAAGTGTAGGCATAGAGTTGAGCGGTTTGCGCTATCGCCTCAGGGTTAGGCGTCCCACCGGCCTCCTTGCGTTGCTGGTATCTGGCATAGGCAGTAGCCTTGCCCTCGTCACCCGCTATCTCCTCAGAGATTTGCTCCTGAGTCATATCTGAGAAGTGTGCGTCCTCGACGCGCTCCGCTTCCAGCCTCTTAGCATCTGCCTCGATGGTTGGACGCTCACGCTCTAAGGCTGAGGCGACTTGGGCTACCGCCGCACTGTCAGCCCACTTGTTCAGGAGAGGTCCTAATTTGGGATGTTCGAGAAGTACCTTCAAGGCCCCCTTACCTTCGGCGAGGTCCTTGAGCGGGTCCTCCTGCCCACCACCATCTCCACCTTCTCCAGGTTTCTCTCCCCCTTCATCCTTAGGCTTTTCCTCCCCCTCAGAGGTAGCAGGCTCCTCACCATCCTTTGGTGGAGGCTCCTCCCCCTTAGAGGTAGGCTTGTCCTGAGGTGAAACGGAATCCTTACCTTCAACTACAATGGGCACCTCTTCGCCCACAATGGATGCGGCTAGCTGTGTCAACTCGGCATCCGCTGCGGCTTGAGCTGCGTCGGGCTTATCGACTGTCATGGTGCTCCCTACTCTCAGATACGTTCTGAGCTGCTATAGCAATCGTAGCACGACTGACGCTATCTAGTCAATGACGCTGTGACACTGTTTTGAGATTTCCCCGCCCGGTAGACCGTTCGCCTACTAACCCCCATAACCTGCACAATCCAGTCTATGGAGCGTCCCTCGTCTAGGAAGTGGACTATCCTCAGGTTCTTTAGTATGCCTCGTACCGACTGCATCCCATTTGTAAACTCGTATTTGCAGACGGGTAGCGGACAGTCAAAGCAGCAGGAGGATACCTCGCAACCACATTCATTGTAATGCTTGCAAGGAGTATTGAAGGGCAGGCCTTCGGGCAGAGCATCCTTCCTGACCCTCTCAAGAGTAATCATTACTGTGCCAATCCCAACCTAGCCCTAAGAGCAGGAGATAACTGTCTGTTGCCGGTCGAGGACGGTGTCCCTGTGCCTACACCTATAGACGCCAACAAGGCTCTATGGTACAATCCAGGGAAGAACCTCCGAAGCGTTCCTTCATTGTCTATGAGGTACCTATCTGCTTCTGGGTTGCGATAGTTGGTGTCAGCTCCAGAGCGAACAGTCCAGGCAGCCTGCCAAACGCTCTGAGGTATATCAGGCCTCTCTTCGGCTAGGACACGATATACCGTGCTGCTGTCCACCTCTAGGAAGCCTTGGAGAGCAAACTCATCTCTCTTGGCCTCTACTAGCTGGTGGATGTCCTCAACCTTGTTCTCTGTATTCTTGTCTACGCCAAACCAGCGGTCCACCTTACGGTAGCCTGACAGCGCATCTAAGGCGGCTAGTATCTCAGGTTCGACCTTCACCAGGTTAGGACTTACGGCCTTGATACGCGCCTCAAGGGAGTCAGCCAGCTCAGGATAGACCCGCCTTATGGCTTCGAAGGCAGCCTCCTTGTCAGCCCTGTAGGCATCTCTGTCCACATCCCTTGTGATAGGGTCACGGTACTTCTCATCGTCGGGCTGCACCTCCCCCCAGGCCTGTAGAGCCTTACCTTCAGGTGTCTCTGGCTCCCTATCCTCACCGAAGATGGAGAACGATATGGCGGCAGACATAGCAGCCTGGTGGTCGAGCCAGTCACCAATGAGAACTCTGCCTACGTCCTCACCTGCCAGGTAGTCTATTGCGTCCTGTTCCAGGCCACTCTTGACCTCCTCCTGAGCACGGAATGACTCAATTCGGTCACGACGCAAGGCCGATAGGGAGCCCCACTTTAGGCTGGAGGCATTGGATGCTGCTACCATAGGAGAAAACTCTATGGACAGCTCAGGGTGGGAGTCGGCCACAATCCAGTCTACCTCGTCGTTGAACTCCTTACCAACCGTCTCCAGCCATTCCTCACGGAGCAGCTTGTTGGGACTGGTGGGGTAGGGATTGAAACCCACACCGGCCAGGACAACCGAGAGCGCATCGTTTTCCTGGAATATCACCTGCTCTACCAGAGGCGGCGTAGGAGGGATACCTAGAGCACGTCCCTCGGGTGAGAGTCCTCCCATATGGAAGCGACCTGTCTCAGGCTCAAAACCTACCCCAAAGGGAGACAACATGGCCTGCACCGCCGGAGACGACTTACCTATAACAACCTGTGACCAGGCAAGAGCTATGTCCTCTGGACGCCAACCTTCTCCTTCGATACCTTCTGTTATGATAGTGATACTCTTGTCTATGGCACGGGCTAAGGTCCTCTGTGGCATGAGAGGAATGGTCTCACCCTTAATTCGGATAGTAGCCCAGTCAGGTTTACCAGGCTGCCACTCCTGAGGACCATCGCCAAAGACTCCATTGATGAGGTACTGCATACCGTAGGTGTAGGCGGCAAGATTGGTCAGGACTAGAGCAGTACGCAGCTTTTGCATCCTACCACCAACAGTGAGGCCCTCCGCTATTTGAGTATAGACGGCTAGGTTAGCACGGGTCATAGGTGCAGATGTTAGGAGGAAGGTCTCGATACCCCTGCGCCCTGGAGTCTGAGCCCCTCGGGCTGCTCCTGTACCAGCGTTAGCCCATTCAGCAGAGAACTTCCTAACCGCTGGGTCAGTAATGTCCTCGCCGATAAACTTCAACGCTATGAGGTTACCTTCATGTGCACGGATTCTGAGAGAAGTGAGAGCATGGCCGAACTGTATCCTGGCCATAGTGTCAATGGTCTTACCGAGAGGTATGTCAATGTACTTACCTACAACAGGTATGTACTTAAGGACAGTACCACTCCCTAGGCGTATAGATGAAGGACCTATACCTATGTGAAGGGTGTCCTCAGCGTACTGAACAACCCGTCCTACCACAGCAGGGTCCTGCAAAGCAACGTGGATGTAAGGAAGACCCAGGCCCTGGAGGCTGCGGTTGAGAGTGCCTACTCCTATCTGGAACCCACCATGGGCCATGGAGAGAGGAAACTGTACTCCACCTACAGCTATGTCAACTAGGCCGAAGGCTGTGTTCTTCATAGTAGCGGCAACATCACCAACAGCCCTAGAACCTGTCCCTACAGGCTGGTAGAGACGGTCTATAGCACTAGTGACATCCTGAGGAGCACTCCAGCCCTGGTAGAGAGGATTGCCAAACTTCCTGGCACCCTTGAGAGCAGGAACCTTAGCAGTTCTAGTGCCATAGCGTCTGAGGACTTCCTGGCGCATCCAAGCGTCGGCTATAGCCTCATCTAGCAGACGAGAGGAGTGTTGCATTAGCTCCTCAACTGTCAGGTCTAGCGGCTTGCCTCCTTTGGAGAGTCCCTCGAAGTAGTCGTCGAACCACCTCTGCTTGGCTATACTTATCTTTCCTCTAGCTCTAAGAATAGGTTGCTCCAGGGCAGCTCTAGGTATATCCCACAGTTGCTCCAGGTAAGCACCATCAAGAGCCTCAATGGAGTAGCCCAGTGCTCTGGCCTGTTCTAACCTCCCTCTCATACCAAGCTGTGCGTCGATTAGAAGGCCATCCAGTTTGGAGGACTTACCTGCAAACCAGTCAGGGTGTTGGACTATATGGTAGAGCCTGTACTCGCCCTTAGCTAGCTCGGCGTACTTGGAGGGTCCGGTGAAGGTAAGGCCATCTGACTCCTTTTCGAGCAGCTTCCTCACATTCCTAAAGATGTCGTCCATCTCATCAGCAGTCTGTAGGTGCAACGCCTCCACAAGGGCGAGCCTCTGGTCAGCCAGCAGACCCACTCCTCTGAACACCCTGCCCTTGATAAGAGCCACACCACGGGCTATATGCTGCCTCCATGAGGCTGCCGTGAGAAGTGAATCAGAAGCAGGCACCATCCTCACACTGGCATCAAAGGCCCTACCTATGATACCTGCGGCCTCGTCACTACCTCCCACACTGGTCACTAGGGACATAACGCTGTCTCGGGTAGCTCTTATCTTGGCTTCCCTGAGGATGGCCCTAGAGGACTTCAACTGCTCATTGGCCCTACCAAGCTGTAGTGTGGCCTCATCCACACGGCCAGGACTGATTATTCCGGCCTTGGCAGCAGAGCGGTTAAACTTCAAGGTCTCTCTGGCATCATCACGGAAGCGAAGGGCAGATTCAAGCTGGTCATCATACTGGGTCAACTCAGGTAAGTCCCGGCGAGAGCGTACAGGTACAGGGTTGTCAGGCGCTTCTGAAAGGCGCTGTAGGGCCTCACCAGCCTGGTCGCGTTCGTAAGGTTTAAGAGCAGGCGTACTGACTGGCCTAGCAGGCTTAACCGCCTGTTGGATACCCTTCCTCATGGAGGCCAACTCTTCTCTACCCAGTTGTGCCTCACGGGCCTCTAGCCCCTGTTCAACGATGTCGGGTGCACCCCTGGGAGCCCTAGTAGGACGAGTTGGCGTAACTGCCTGGAGCACGCCTCGTCTCCTAGCTGCCTCTGCCTCCCTCTCAACAGTTGCCAGCCTGGTCCTCAGGGCAGGCAGCTCCCTTGCTTGCACCTCACTGATGTTCCTAATGACCTGGGCCTTGGTCCTGCCGGCAGTTGCACCTATGCGGTTGGCAATGTTGTCTAGCATGGACTTGGGCATGGCCCCCATATCGGTCTTGGAGAGTAGGATAGCCTGCTCTCTGGAAGTACGACCACCCAATCTACCACCACCAGCCTCACCAGCCCTACCCATTCTCTTTATGGCATCCTGTATGATAGGTGTGTTCTTGACAGCCTTCGACAACTCTGCCACCCCAACCAGTCCTCTCCTACCCAGAGTAGTTAGGCCGCGCAACGTGCCTCTCACCAGGGTAGGCTCAAGGCCAGTGCCTAGCAGGTTAGAGCCTATCTGCGCAGCCAGGGCAGCTCCTCGAAGACCTTGTGTGGCCTGGAGGGCAAATGGGGCCACTAGCACCAAAGCAGCA